CTCATCAATTTCAAAAATAGTTCCATTACCAATTGGGTTAAAAGAGCTAGTTATAAACAACTTAGGTAGATCACTTAGTTTTTGTGGTTGTTGTGCTGACACAGTAGGTACCTTAACAGCAAAAGCATTCTTACCTGTAATGTGATTGTATGGTCTAGGTAGTGTAGACCTTTGAGTGGCAGAGTCGTAGGTAATAGTACCGTAACTTACAGGGATATAGAGGAAATCAAGGCGTGCATTACTAACAGCAATAGTTGTTAGATCAGGTGTACCTGAAGGGAACCGTTGTGCAAGAGGGTATGGATCTTGAATAAGACTAATAATAGAAAGATTGTAGACACCATCTGATTCAGTTACAAGCACAAGAATGTTCTGAAGAACTTCCATGAATTTAACTGTACCAACTACTTGCCATTTAAACCAAGCTTGCATCAACTGTTCTTGACCGTTGCTGTAAAACTTGTACATATAAATGGTTTCATCAGTCTCACTATATGTTGCAATAAGTGAGTTCTGAGGATCTGCAATCAATTGACTGGCATCACTAGGAATATAACCAGATACAATCTGGCTAATCTCTGAAGTATTCGGAGCTTCATTACCACCACGTGGTTGCATACCAAATACTTTAGTACTCAAAGGAGTCCTAGAGATAAACGTCACATATGGACCTACGTCTTGAATCTCAACATCTGGTGCATTCTCATACTGACCAATGGTACGAATGATAGAGTCAAAAGGTGTTAGGTTTCCACTTTCTGAATACAACAAAAACTGTTCAAACTGAGTGAACAGAATCAAACCTTGAGTTCTTGAAATGGCAGAGTGTAGTGTACCAACCCTAGCACTTGGAATGTCAACATCAACAGGGTCAGCAGCAGTTACTGTCTGAGCACTGGTATAGAAGAAGTTAGAGATGTCCTTAGCAGCACTAAGTACCACAGAATCAGGACCAAGTAGTGCCAACCTATTACTATTCAATACGCCAAACTTAATAACCCTATCTACAAACGAAGGAATAGGGCAGCTTAGGTCATTACCGGTAGCACGTGGTGCCCAGTTTTCAGGACCAACCGTAAAGGTATTCTTAGCAGTATTGACAAGCTTATAGGGCATTGTCGTAATGTTGAACCCAGCACTTGCTAGTTGTGCAGTGTTAGGAGTAAGAGGGTCTTCATCCCAACCAATATCTTCCTGCCAATAACCAGTACCTGTTTCACTGGTAGATCCAGCTACACCAATAAACTTAACAAAGTAAGAGTTTCTATCGTCAATAGAGTTAAGGATTTTAACACGCCTACCGTCAGGTGAAGAGGCAGAGAGACGACTAGTATTGGTTACACCATCTTGATATGATGTCAGACCTTTACCGCTATCACCACCTTTGACTTCAAGATCAAAGGCTGTAGCTTTGGTAATCTCCAGTGAACTACCGTAGATTTCTACAGTGTAGGAAGGATCAGCATTATTTATGTTAGTCTTAAGGGTAGTTAGCAGGTGGTCAACAGTGTCATTTATAGTAATGCTGTGGCTATAGACCTGACCATCAAGAAAGATTTCATAAAGACCATTTTCAAGGCTAGCTACAACAACTGTACCGTTCCTCTTAAGATTGTAGGTACTCTTTGGTAGCATCTCTACAGTCTTTTCTTTATTAATCAGATATGTCTGATCAAGATAAGTTACTGTTTCAATCTTATCAATAGCATTACCAGATCCAGCCGTTAGGTAAGTTTGAGTAGCTGCATCTACAACCTCTCCACTAGCCCAAGTAAAGCTAGAACCACTGAGTGTAGGAACTAGGTTCCACCATTTAATTTTACCAGCATTAGTGACAGCAATAAGGTAGCTCTCATCATCATCTCGATTGATGGAAAACCAATATGCATTATCAAGGCTATCTGATGTAGGTGGTGTCAGTTCATCTAGAAACTGACTACCATTTCTTTTAATAAGACCAAAGGCAGGATCAGGAAATGCATTCAAGATCTCTGACATTTGACCTGGAGACTTTTTAATATCCTGTTGACGGCTAACACCACCAAGGAATGTAGGGACTTGTTGAGTAACTACTGCCATCAGTACCTCTGCAAAGTTTTAAATGGTTGATAGCTTTGATAAGCTGCTCCCTCACGTGGAGGACCAAAGAAGCTATAGTCTCCCTGATTACATTCATACTCAAGAGCCATAGCTCGTGTATATGCTTCCTTCTGTTGGAGGATCTGATACTGAGTACCATCACCAATAATTCGACTGGCAAAGATAGCAGCAGCTCTAGCAGTGATATAGTCTTGAACAGGAGCCGGTAGGTCAGTCCAAGGAAACCACCAAGTAATGTCACAATAGATAGGATCGTCCCATTGATCAGTATGAGCAATCTTATCATACAAACGACCATCACGCCTAATGGTATCCTTATAAGCATAAGCACTTGCATACCTAGGATTATTGGATAGGTCTACCTGCAATGCATTATCAGGGATAACTACATATTTTGTTGTAATATCAGGAGTAAGAAGATAGTCGTACTCTTTATTGAAAGACCAGCCTTCTGCCTGCACTTCCCGTGATACCTCTTGGAGAGTATCATAAGCAATCGCAATGTCCGGATTGGTTACTACAGTTACAGTCTGACCATTAGAATCAGTCAGGGTCTCGGTATCAAGGGTGGTGACAGGCGCTTGACCAACTGACGCCAAAATTTGGTTGATAGCTTGTAGCTCAGTTTTAGAGCCAGTTGAAGGATAGGGCATAACAATATGTTACATATTAGTTAAAAAAAGGGAGAGCCGAAGCCCTCCCAAGTAAGAATGAGGCATTAATCAGGTATTACATTCAGTAAGAGAATATGCCAAACGAAGATTTTTTGTAGTAGAAGTCACAGTGGAAGCAGCTACAGGGCTACCATAACCACTACGAGTTTTAGAAACAGAGGTACGAACAGCGTCAGTAGTACAAACGCCGTTGTTACCAGCAGCAACAGAAGCAGCCATAATTTAATTAAACACCATAGGGAAGTTTATTATCAGCATCGTCAAATTTGACATTAGCTGGTACATCTGCAGATGGTGGGCTTGGAAATGACCGCCCATACTCAAGAGGAGTAGGCGGGTTCAAGGTTTCAGAACTAACCAAACCAATACCATCGATTTGAACAATAACACTAGAGCCAGGAACGTAGGACATAATAGCTCCTCCGTTATCAGGTTCCAGCCAGCAGCTCAATAGCAGCGGCAGGGTTCACCCAGTCAGCACCCATAGCCATGCGACCAACGATCACATCACCTTGATACATGGTGCGGACTTCAGAACCAGTGGTTTGGATCTGAGGACCGATAGCTTCCACAACACCAGCTGCTTCCTTACCATAGATAAGACCGCAGTGGTTGGTGAAGTCACCAGAGTAATCATTGTTCTCACCATCGACAGACTCGATAGCGCCACCCAGACCAGTGCCTGTAGCCAGGAAAGGTAGGTTGTTAGAACGCCAGATCTTGATACCAGCGATCTCATAGAGACCTTCACCAGATTGGATGCTACCAGCATTGTTACCGTAGTCACGGTTCAGAATGTTGGTGTCAACCTGAGAGATCAGAGCGTAGTATTGACGAGGATTCAGGACGGCATTACGACCCATCTTGGGCACGTTTTTTTCGTCCATGATGGAGGCAGCTTCAAAGAAGGCATCCACCAGTGCTTGTGCATTGTACTCATTACCAGCGCCAAGTTGGATCTGGCTACCACCGGGCTCAGGACCAGGAGCAGCAGTGATAGGATGAGCTTGACGTGCAGCCTTAGCGATCACACGGAAGATCTTCTTGTCATAAGCTTCAGCCAGAGCATGACCGATCTTAGCAGAGATTTCCGAACGCAGGCTGTAGTGAGCCAGGGTTTCATCCAGGTCATACACGAAAGCAGAGCTGATCAGCAGGTCGTCCATGACGATCGTCTTCTCAGCCACCGGCGGATCGTTGGTGCCCAGAATGGGAGTACCGGGTTCATGGTACGTTGCTTCCATGCGACCGGTGTAGATGAACTGTGCAGACTTACCATTACGGAGGCTGCGGTTCATCACGGTTCCTTTGGCGATAGTGGCACTTTCATATGCCTTAATCATTTCGCCAGTGAACAGTTTGAGATAAGTTCCATACTTCGTATCATAA